GGACTAAGTGGATTCATTCAGAAAGGAACGGCAGCGGTAGAGACGACCACAAAAATGAGTCTCGCTACTAAATTACTGTTGGGTCCGATTGGGCTATTAATAATAGCTATTACCGCTATCATAAAATGGCTTACCGGAAGTGAAGAGGGGATGGACAAACTAGCTATCGTCATGGCAAAGGTCAGCGCGGTGGTTAATGTTGTCACCGACAGACTGATTCAATTAGGTGGGGCTTTAGTTAAGTTTTTAAGCGGTGATTTCTCAGGGGGAATAGATGGGATTAATAACTCATTTGCCGGAATGGGGGATGAGATGTCACGGGAAATCGATCTAGCGGTAGACCTGGCTGAAAGACTAGATATTCTAGACGACTTAAATCTAGCTTTAAGGATAAGACTCTCTGAGCAGGAGAATGTAATTAAGAATTTAATAATCCAATCCAGGAATAGAAGCCTTTCCGAAGAGCAACGGATGAAGCTGCTTGTGGAGGCTGCAGCCTTGGAAAAGAGATTAACAGGAGAAAGAATAGCTCTAAGGGTAGCAGAAATTAACGCTATCACTGATGAGATTCAATTAAGGAATAGCCAATTTCAATCGGCTCAAAGAGCTAATGAGAGCACGATTGAATACGCTAAAAGGATTGCCGCTGATAACAGGATTTTACTTGCAGACAGGGAGAAGATCGCCGACCAATTAGATCAATACAACGGCCTATTAGATAATCAGGCGAATATTCAGGAGAAGATCCAAGTTCAGCAAGATGCTATTTCAGATAAGATTGCTGAAAACTTAAGGGAAGCGGAGGCTTTAGAGAGAGCAAATCAAAGGGCTCAAAGCGTGTCGGCTACTCCTGGTGATGATCCTTTAATAGACGCATTCGAAACAAGGGCTAATGTAATTACCAACATTGAGGACCGGCTACAGGCTGACCTCAAAAAGCGAAGGGATGCCGCGGCTTTGGAAGAGATACAGCGAGCTAAAGCAAGTGCCGCTTTATTGGAACAAAAGGAGAGGGAGAAATTAGGGATAATCCAAAATACCATAGGTCAGGCTGCCAGCTTGTTCGAAGAGGACAGCGAAGCATACAAAGGACTTGCTACAGCTCAGGCGCTTATTAACACCTACCTGGCGGCTACGGCTGCCCTCGCATCAGGGTCTAAGATTAACCCGGTATTTGGTATTATCTCGGCAGCCATCGCGGTAGCAAATGGACTTGCATCAGTATCTAAGATTAACGGGATAGAGTTCGCGGAAGGCGGATGGACGGGTCCAGGCGGTAAATGGGATGTTAAAGGAGTTGTACATGGTGACGAATATGTCACCCCGAAGAGAGTCAAAAACCTCCCACAGGCACAACCGCACATTGCAGCCCTTGAAAGCATGAGATTACGAGGCTATGCCGACGCTGGACTAGTGACTAACTCCATCAGCCAATCGGTTAACGATCAGTTCGCGCTTGCTAACGTGATTAAAAATCTTCCTCCTGCTGAATTATCAGTGAAAGAAGTTACTAAGGTTCAAAAGAGAATAAGAGTAAAAGAATCTATTTCTAAAAGATGAGCTTAGCCGATAAATATGGAATACCAGAAGAGAAAATTAAACTCCTTATTAAGGATGGTTGGATTTCTTGCTCCGTGGCTAAGTACGAAGAAGTAATTTACACCTATAAGAAAAACCTAGCCTCCGGGCAGTCTTCAAGGGAGGCAGTATGCAATACGGCCGATGATCTTAAAGTATCAGACCGTCACGTCTACCGGATAATACATAAGTTTGATTGACCAAATCGCGTCGATGAAATAGCTACCTATTAATGGAAATTCGTGTCCATGCCTAGTGGACACATTTACATTTACGGAGAAGTAGGTAAGCAAGTAACTTTAGACACGGTTCTAAAAGAAATCGATCCTAAATTTTCAGATTACATAGTACATGTGCACTCCCCAGGTGGAGATGTATTCGAAGGGTACGCTATTTATAATGCGATCAAGAATACAGGCAAAAACATTATAGTCCAGATTGAAGGCGTGTGCGCGTCGATTGCCACACTAATAGCCTCAGCCGGTTCTAAGATTATCATGAACACCAAAAGTCAGTTCATGGTGCATAATCCTAAAATTACAAGTGTCTCCGGAGACCACAAGGAACTACGCAACGTTGCCGCCCAGCTTGAAAGAATCAAGACGCAGTTAATACAGTCGTGGCTAGACAGAACATCACTCTCTGAACAGGAGCTTTCAAAAATGTATGATAACGAAACATGGCTTACACCTGAACAGGCTAAAGACTTAGGTTTCGTAGACGAGGTTCAGGAGGTTCTAAAGGCTGTGGCATCGGCAGACCCTAAAAATTACAAACACATGGAAGATAAAAAAACTATCCTTAGTCAGATCACAAAGATGCTAAACCAGCTCTTTGCATCCGACGAGAAGCCTAAAAACGTCACCGATACTCTAGCAGACGGAACTGCTATTATAGTAGAGTCAGAAGATGGAGACTGGGCCGGCAAAAGAGTGACATATGAAGACGGAAGCCCACTGCCCCCAGGAGACCACGCCCTCGCTGGCGAAAGGATGCTAGTAGTAGGAGAAGGCGGGGTAATATCAGAAGTTAAAGAGTCTCAACCGGAAGATACAAACACACAAGAAATGGAAGCACTAAAAAAACTCGAAGCCGCTGAGGCTAGAATAAAAGAACTTGAATCGGCTCTGGAAGCTCAATCTACTACTGCTGCTGAGGCGGTCGCGAAAGCTAAGACTTTCGAAAACAAATTGAATATCGAGTTGCCACAGCTTAAAGCCCAAATTGACAAGCTGACAAACACAACTGTAGGGGATACGAAACTCCCTGACAGGGGCACAAAAAAGACATTCGACATGGAGGGCAAGCCTGCACATCACCCGCTGGCTGACTTCTTCAGAGAAAAAGTAACAAACGTAAGAAACACCGATTAACATGAAAGAGAATCAAATAGTAAATTCCATGTATACGCCAGACATAACGTATACATACCCAGGCCGGCTAAACCTGGATCTTATCGAACCCATTGAGATCGGTGTTCCTGCGATAACCGACTTAATGAGGGTAGTACAAGGCATCAGATGTGGTGAATACATTCACTACATTTCCGCCCTAACTTCTGTACTATCAAAAGGTACTGGAGATTGTAATCCTACTTACACGCAGGCTGGATCTATCACAGACCGCCAATTGACCACCGGGAAGTTCTATGTGAACTTAGAGTGGTGCGAGGAGGAGTTTAGCGCGATATGTACGGCGCTGTCTGACTCTGACCTGGTCGCTCCTGGTGTTGATGGGTATGAGCTGACCAACCGATTGATGAATTTGATCTTCAAACGGGTGACGGCGACGATGCAAAGAGACGTTTTAAAAGCGTTGTTCTTTGGCGACAACTCCCTTGGAGCTGGAGACACTACCATCTATTCAGTTATCGATGGGGTGTTTACTCACTTCCTTGATTCTGAAACAGCGTATTGCGTTCAGCCTGTAGGCCCTGGATTTCCAAATGACAATAACTCTGTTCTATCTGCCAATCAAGCCAGGGACCAACTGAGAGCCCTTTGGAGCCAGGCTAATATCAGGCTTAAACAATTGCCATCCTCTCAGAAAGTATTCTGGGTAACAGGATCGGTGTGGGAGAATTACTACACTTCACTGATTGACAATTGCTGCACAGAGGGCGCATGGCGACTCCAACAAGATGGGACTACAGATTTATTCTTTCACGGAATAAAACTTATACCACTTTGGTTTGCCGATGACAGCCTACAGAATGATTCAACAAATCCGTTCTTCGATGAGATGAGACACTTCGCAGTTTACACTGCTAAAGACAACCATATTTTCGGGGTAGAGAGAGCAAGCGATCTTAACAACCTTACAAGCTGTTTCGACTGCCGTACTAACTCTAACCTTATAAAGGCTAAGATGCGCTTTGGATATAACTTCGCGCAATGTGATTTGATAGCATGGGCAAGATAAAACTAAACCCTTACGACAATGGCTTTATGTGGCATAACCTCAGGGTTTAATTTTGATTGCAATTCTCTAAAAAGAGTATCGGGGGTTAGGCGTGCGTGGGCATTTAATATCGACGACCTAGCCAGCGAAATCGACCCAAATGGGACCGGTGTTGTTGGAAGCTTAGAATTTAACGGCTATGACGGCTTGTATGAATTTGAGAGTAAGAAATTCTCTTTCCAATTCACACACAACCTAGTAGTGGCCGAAAGCGGTGGGGCGAGCTGGACTCAGACAGGGGTTTTGAGATTGTTCGTAGACTCAGCGGCAGAAGTGGCAGCACTTTCCGATTTGGCAGTCGCTAATGTTGGATTCGTTGTTCTAACAAACAATAATGAATTCAGAATATACGGAGCCAATAACGGGATGACTGCCGGCGACGGGACTACTGGTACTACTGGTCTGGCTCAAGGTGAAAACACAACCGACACGGTGACGATGATCGGAAGTGAAAAACTTCCTTTCAGGATGTTCTCACGCGGTGATTACGCAACAACCTTGGCATATATTGAGGCGCTAGAGTTCTAGACTTAACCTAACTGAAAATAAACGAGCTTCTTAGAAATAGGAGGCTTTTTTTGTTGCATCATTTAAGGAAAAATGTAAATTGCGGTATGGATGTCTTTGACGGAATAACCAAATTTGCTCAAGATCAGATTGACTGCATTGAGTGTAAAAAGAGTCAGGCCAGATTAAATTCCGATATCGTAAAGCTTAAAAACTTCGTCAATAGGTACAAACCAAATCCACACAGCTACAGAAAGTCGATAGAGGCACATCGCCAATATGAGATGGATCTCAAGGAATGGAATGATCTAATGATGCTATGACTAAGTATGAGTTACGTGATGCTTTAAAAGCTAAAGGGCTATTCGACAAGACCGGTAGCCGCGATGAGTTATGGGCTCAGGCTTTCAGTATGTACTTTAAAGAAACAAGACGCAAGCTAAGTCAAAGCTGTGGTAGTTGTTTCAACACACTTAGAAACTGGATGAACTCGTGAGCGAA